GAACCACTTGCTGTACACCGCATTCCTGCACTTGGTGAAATCTACCAAGACAAAGCTCAATGGAAAGGTGAAGGACTCAAGTTCTTATGCTTCCAAGCTATTGCTGGTGATAATACAGACACCTACTGTGGGTACGACTTGAGTAAGGTTAAGACTGGTCCCACTAAGCTTGCAAAGTTACTCAATGAAACGGCAACCGAAGCAGAATGTCTTCGTGCTTTGATCAACGAATACAAGCGTCTATATCCCGATCCCTTTGATTACGTCACACACACAGGTCAAGAGATTGTAGGTGCTACATGGAAAGACATGTTGAAGCTGTACTGGAAATGTGCCTACATGCTAAGGTATTGGGATGACAAAGGCGACTTCGAAGAATTCGCATTACATTATGGAGTAAGATTAGATGAAGACTAGCCTACACACACCTAAAGACGTTAAAGAATATCGTCAGAAACTCCTAGCTGAACAAGGTGGTGTTGATGCACTCACTGGATTACCTCTCGAAGAAAAAGGTGCCGTGCTTGATCACAATCACGAAACAGAAGTTGTGCGTGGAGTAATCGACCGACAGGTAAACGCTGCTCTAGGAAAGATTGAGAACATCTGGAAGCGTTACCTTTCGACTTGGTATCCTGGCAAGCTAAGTGACTTCCTTGAACAAGCGAAAGTATACATTGACTCAGATGGATTCATGCAGACACATCAGGTCTATCATCCGAATTGGATCAATCGTTGTGTGCGTGATTTCAAAAAGCTAGATGCAAAGAGTCAAAGAGAAGTGCTGACTAGAATCATTGAGAAACCTTTTGACATGCCGTCTAACGCAGAGAACAGAGCTAGACTTTTCAGAAGTTCTATTCTGCAAGAACGTAAAGAATACCTTATGGTTAAACTAAAGATGATGATGGAGGAATAATGCCAAACATTACTGGACAATGGTATACAGACTATGTGGAAATCGTCAAATGCTCAAACCCTGTATTGCACTACAACGAGTATTGTGGTACAATTGGCGAAGTGACGTTTGAAACCAGAACAGCTTTCTGGTTGAGACATCCTGACAATCGAAACTTCTGGGTTTACAAGCGTGATGTAAAACGACTTGATTACCTGACGAAAGATATGCAAAATAGACTAATGAAAGGATAACATGTCATACACCAAAGAAATCAAAGAAGAAATCGTAAGTCTTGCTAAAGAAGCAATGTCAGGTAGGCAGATTGCTTCATATCTCGGACTGAGCAAGAGTGGAGTGAATGCTTTCCTTTCGCAATACTACATGTACAAGAGTAAGCCTCGCATCCTGTTCTTGGATGTTGAGACAGCACCAAGTGTAGTAGTAGCATTCGACAGATACGATGTAACCATTACACCATCACATGTGCTAAACGAAGGTGGATGGATTATCAGTGCATCATGGTCATGGTACGGTGAAAATGAAGTACATGGTTTCTATGATAGAACAGATGTGATGGCACAGCGAGACTTCGACGTTACCCAACGCATTGTTGAAGAAATTGAGAAGGCTGATCTTGTAGTTGCTCACAATGGTGACAGATTCGATATCCCAATCATCAAGACTCGCGCTCTGCAGAACAAGATCGTCATCCGTAAGTCGATTAAGACTGTGGACACTCTGAAGATTGCTAAGCGCCTGAAGTTCAATTCGAACAAGCTGGATTCTCTTGGTAACTACCTTGGTGTCGGACGTAAGATTCCAACTACTGGTATTACACTCTGGATTGAGTGCATGAAGGGTGAAATCAAAGCACTAGAAACGATGTTGAAGTACAACAAGCAAGATGTTCAATTGCTCAAGGATGTATTCGATGAAATCCGAGCATACGATTCGAGTGCGATTAACTTCGGTATGTTCTTCGATGACGAACACGAACACTGCCCATCGTGTGGTAGTCCTCACCTGAGTGAGACAGGCAACGTAGTTCGAACAGGAACTGGTAAGTTTACCGAGTTGTCGTGTGATGACTGTGGACGCATCAGTCGTCGTAAGCAAATGCTTAACACTAAAACACAAAGAGCTAAGCTACTGGCTAAGGCTTGATATGATCCCTGTCGAAAGACAGGGGTCTTTTGCATAGGAGAAATAATGGAAAAAACAAATAGTGAATCAATCGCTTATCTAAACGCAAAGACTGAGAAGTTTAATGCGTGTGCTAACAAATCGGTACCTACATCGTGGCATGATCTACTGAACCAGATGAAGATCATTGAGAGTGAAATCAAGGAAATGCGTGACGCTATTGAAGTGCGCGATCCTGTTGAATTACTTGATGGTTATGTAGATTCAATGGTAACTCTGCTTGGTATGCGCGACATGCTGGCGAATCTTCAGTTCGATGTGCGAGGCGCTGAGTCCACTGTTGCAGACAATAATGACAGCAAGTTTCTTTCTGGTTTCACAGAACCGTCGGTGTTCGAATACACAGTTCAAGGGTACAGAAAACAAGGTGTTGAAATCAAGACAATGTTTAATCCTGAATACCATTCATACTGTTTTGTTGATTCTAACGGTAAAGTCAGAAAGCCTCTTGACTATAAACCAGTGGATCTCACACCTTTCATTCCTTCAGTGTTATTTGGAGTACCAACAAATGCAGCAACTTGAACTTCCACTAATGTTAAATGCCCCGCACACTCCACCTACAAATCCTTCCCCACCATTTCAGTTCACTCCTTCAACCGGCGTCAAGCTAGAAGAACTCATCAAACCACTTGGTGTCAAGTACGATAAAGAAAAAGTGCGTCCTACCCTTTTGTTCAAGTCACTGAAGCAACCACTAGATGAAGTATTAGCTGTGCTTGAGTTTGGTGCAAAGAAATACGCTCCTGACAACTGGAAGCATGTAGAAGGTAGCAGATACGACGACGCAATGCTGAGACATATCCAAGCGTATCTCGGTGGTGAAATGAATGATCCTGAAACTGGACTACATCACTTGGCACATGCAACATGTTGTATCCTGTTCAAGATTTATCTAGACAAGAACCCCAAGTAACATTGACATTTCAGAAAACGTGTGATATCATGGTCCCCCTGTCGCGGGGGACAGTTAGGAGAATTATGAAAAAGAGAGAAAGTACCATCGTTGCATTGTGCATCATTTCTGAAAGTGAAATCGCAAAAGTCATTCCAACCTACTCAAAAGACTTCGAAGTAGATAATCCTGTAGCATTCAGAAAGATGTTGTGGGAGATTGGACTAGACACCAGTAGACCTTTCGAGCGACAAGATGGTCTGTGGCACAGGAATCGCCTCAACGAAGTTGTCATGTGCTCAAGATATGTCGGTCATGAACGATTGGATGCTGAGTGGTTAGCGAGTGGATATGCTAGCGTTTCAGCAATGGACAAAGCTTCCGGTTGCAGAATCCTTGAAGACATCTACAGAGCACGAAACCTGACAGAAGATAGACAAGCTGCCCTTGCTGATAGAGAAAAGTATACAGTGGAAGATCAAACAGTACAAGGATAAACATGACACTATCATCACACCTTAATCCGGCAAACAAGGTAAAGTTTCCGATTGATTACGCAAACACTCAATTGAAGATTTTCTGGTTGCCAGATGAAATCAAGGTGGAAAAGGACGTTCAGGACGTTCTAGTAAACATGACCCCGGCTGAGAAGCACGGGGTTATTACCACTTTAAAGCTATTTAGTTTGTACGAAACTCACGCAGGTAGTGAGTATTGGGGAGGTCGATTCCGTGAGATGTTCAAGGACGACGACTCTTCATTTGAACGCATGGCAAGCGTGTTCAGTATGTTCGAGCTAGCAGTACACGCTCCGTTCTATAACAAGATCAATGAACTATTGCATTTGAATGACGTTAATTTCTACACTTCATATGAACAAGTTCCTGCGCTTAAAGCTCGGATCGATCACATTGGACAAATGATCAACCATGAAGACCCGCACGTTTCACTTGCTGCATTTTCACTTGTTGAAGGTGTAATCCTTTATAGCAGCTTCGCCTTTCTGAAACACTTCCAATCGCAAGGTAAAAATCGACTGATGAACATCGTTCGTGGTATCAACTTCAGTGTACGCGATGAGAACCTTCATAGCGAAGGTGGTGCTGACTCTTTCAAGTATCTGACAATGAGAACCTATGGTGACAGTTGGCACACTGTACAGGACACTTACTATAATCAGATAATGAGCGTGGCTGTAAAAATCGTAGAACACGAAGACGAAATCATCGACATGATCTTTTCGCAAGGTAAGATTGAAGGTATCACCGCTCATCAGTTGAAACAGTTTGTTCGCTCTCGTGTTAATATCTGCATGCAGCGACTTGGATTCGGTAAAGTGTATGACATTACCTATAATCCTGTAGCCGACTGGTTCTACAAGGGTATCAACGGTTATCAGTTCAACGATTTCTTCAGCGGTATGGGTAACCAGTACAACCGCGAATGGAATGAAACAGGATTCACATGGAAGGCAAACAATGAGTGACAATCTATACCGAAAACTAAGTGAAGAACGTAAATCTCTTCAAGAGCAAGGTCTTGTACCTGAGTGGTACACCACTGGTGGTTACCAGATGTTTAAGGAGAAGTATGAATACCAAACAGAAGGACGAAGTGTTCGTGGTCAATTCGAGCGTATTGCTCGCACAGCGGCCAAACATCTCAAAGGTACTGTCTTCGAATCTCTCGCTGAGAAAAAATTCTTTGAGTTACTCTGGAAGGGTTGGCTTTCTCCAAGTACACCTGTTCTGGCTAACATGGGAACTGACCGTGGCATGCCTGTATCGTGCAGTGGTACGGTGGTGCAAGACTCAATTGACGGCTTCTACTCGAATCTTCACGAAGTCGCCTGTCTCACGAAGAATGGTTTCGGTACAGCGTCTGACTTCTCACATATTCGTCCACGCGGGAGCAAAATCGCAGTCGGTGGTAAAGCCAATGGTGTTGTTCCGGTAATCAAGGAACACGTTAATGCAATGCGTAACGTTGCGCAAGGTACCGCTCGTCGTGGTGCATGGGCATGTTACTTGAACATTGAGCATGGTGACTTCTGGGAACTGGTCGAGCATCTTGCACATGAACCTGATGACTTGAATATCGGTTGGACCATTGAACAGAGTTTCATTGACAAACTACAGTCCGGTGATGTGGAAGCGAACGCCAGATTTCAGCGTGCGATGAAAGTCAAGATGGTTACAGGTAAAGGTTACTTCTTCTTCAAAGACAAGGCAAACGCTAAACGTCCGAAGATGTATGTTGACAAAGAAATGTTCATCAACAACTCTCAACTGTGCAGTGAAATCATGCTCTTCAATGATGCGGATCACACTTACACTTGTGTGTTGTCAAGTATGAACGCTGCCAAGTACGATGAATGGAAAAGTACCGACGCTGTTTTCGTTGCTACTCTATTCCTTGACTGTGTAGCTCAAGAGTTCATCGAGAAAGCCAAGGGTAAACCCGGTCTAGAAAAAGCTGTAAGATTTACAGAGAAGGGTAGAGCACTTGGTCTAGGTCTGTGTGGCCTGCATACCCTGTTCATGCAGCGTGGAATTGCTTTCGAAGGATTCGAAGCACATATGTTGAGTCAGGAAATCTCAGATCATATTTTCAGAGAAGCTACTACTGCTACTCGATCTATGGCACCGCTCCTGGGTGAGCCGGAATGGTGTAAAGGTTACGGTGTTCGTAACACGCACTTGATCGCTATTGCTCCCACCAAGTCTACAGCATTACTCATGGGTGGAGTCAGTGAAGGCATCAATCCTGATCCTTCGATGGTATTCACACAGACTACTTCTGCTGGTGAGGTTGAACGTATCAATCCGATCCTGCTTGACTTGATGAAGAAGAAAGGTGTATACTCACAGAGTAACCTGCAATCAATCATCGACAAAAACGGTAGTGTCCAGCATGTTGAATGGTTAACTGAGCAAGAAAAAGCTGTGTTTAAGACTGCATTCGAAATCAATCAGAAAGCAATTCTTCGACTGGCATCAGCACGCTCGCGTTACATTGACCAGTGGCAAAGTCTAAATCTGTTCTTTGCAGCAGACGAAGATGAAGCATGGATTGCCGAAGTACACCGCGAAGCATTCCTTGATGAAAACATCCTGGCGTTGTATTACATCTACACGCAAGCCGGTGTGCAAGCAAGTAAAGGGGAGTGTGAAGCATGTCAGTAATCCGACAATTATGGGAAGACCTAAAGTCCGTCTTCTTGTTCTGGTTCACGGCATCCGATAGCGGGTTCGCAGGTATCGATGAGATTAAACCGAAAGGCTTGAAATGAGCGAACTACTTCATATGATTGAGATTTACTGGACTCGTTTCGTTAACTGGATCACTGGTAACGATGACGACGATGATTACGGAGATTTTATTCCGGCATAAAAAAGACCCCCTGGCACAAACCAGGGGGTTTTTCTTTTAGCGCAACCCTTTGAGGTAAATCGTTCGGCCATTGGCTCCACGGGTAGCTCTTAGAATTTCGTTAACAATTTTGTTTTCATTGTAGGCTACATGCACCCATCCTGAGTCTGGAATGTCGTCTGTATAAAACTCTAGAATTAATTGAGTGAACTTTAGGTTCTCAGCAATCCACTGCGCGACTTCCAAGTTCGATACACCAGGGACTTCAATGTCAGCAGCCATCCCTCGCGTGTGGTCACTGTTAGGTGATCCACCAACCAGGGAGTTTACAGAAACAGACCTGAATCCTGATGAAATACTGACTGGTCCGAATCGATCACGAACGGGTTGAAGAACCATGTTGGCAAGTTTCTTCATGTTCTCGATTTCAGCCTGGGAAGGCGTGTTGTCGATACCGTTTCGAATTGCCATTTGACTCTTGGTCATTTCAGCAAGTGTGAAGTTCTTACTTAGTCTCATCGGTTTCCTTTCTAGCGAAGAATTTCATTACTTCATCTTTCATCTGGCTTCCACGAGATGATCCGAAGAAGAAGTTCATGATGGTAGAAATCAGCGTACCAAGCAGGAAGCCTACAATGGTATCTGCGAATCGAATACTTGCTTCAGGGATAGGGAAGAATGTAATGCCAACAAGATAGCATGCAGCGAAGATTGACCAACCAATAGCGAAGTACATTACGAATCGCTTACTGAAGAGGTCATCCTGTTGTAGTGCCTGCTTTTGCATATCACGAGCATCTGCTGTATTACGATGTTCAGAGTCAACCATCTTTTGCTCTGCTTCGATCTTAAACTCAGCATGTTTCATTGAAGCAATACGTAGTTCAGCAATCTTCTCAGGTGGAATATTACCGTCTTCGTTTGTCTCAAGCTTGATGCCAGTCTTTTCTTCAACGTATCCGATGCCTTTATCTACAACCGCTTGTGCAAGCTTAGGTAGATTGTTAGCAATCAGGCTAGTTACGATGGTCGCCAGTAGTGGAATCGCCATAGCTAATCCCTTTCTCTTGTAGTAGTCTTTGGATTCTGGCTAACTTAAGCTTCAAATCCTCAATGATTGTATATGCTTCACTGATTTCTTCTCGTGTAGCATGTAGTTGTTGAGCGAGTGTGCTGTTCATCTGCATTAGTTTCTCGTTCTGCTCAATCAATGTTTTCAATTGATCAGACTGAAGTTTGCTAACTTCCGTTACTTGTTGGTGCTCTTGTCCTTTGGATTTGAAGAAGTAAGAAAGCACCAGGGAAACAAGAATCAGAAATGCAGCTAAGCTTTCCGGTAGGTGTTTGATGCCCGCAAATAGAGCACTGAGAAAAGGAAGTTCCATGTTAAATCTCTTGAAAGTCTTTGGGGAGGTGTCGTCGTTTTACTTCGTTGATGAATGAGTTCAGGCAATGATCTTTGTCAAAGAAAAGTAAAGCATCGATTGTAGGTCTTGAAATCCTACCGAACCATTTTCCCTTGACTTCAGATCGAAAAGCTCGACTTGACAGAGTTTCATCTGCTGCACCAAAGGTCAGTGCGTTCAGAAGTTGACTCGTCGCTACAGTGTTCTGATGACACCACTCTTTAGTTGTACTTAGAATAGTACAGACAAGTATCCGAATACGTAGTACCATGATTGCAAATACACTCCACCTGAAACAGTGTAAAGTCCATCTCTGATCTCAAATGTTCCGTATCCTTTCTTGTCGTACAACTCTTTAATTGTAGCTACAGCAATCAGGAAAGCAAAAGCAAAAGGGATACCGAATGGTACCATCACGGAGTAGATCGCTACCCCGTAAACGAAATGTTGAAACTTGTCATTGAGTAGCAGTAATTGTACCTTGTTCATAAAACCTCACTATGCATCTACCGTTGCTGTAGCTGAAAGAGTAATCACAGCAGTGGACAGAATCAAACCACTTGTAGTTCTGATGTCAACGAGAACTGTAGCGTTACTTGAAGTAGAACCAAAGATTGTCTGGTTAGCTGTGACACTGATCGATCTGGTGGTTGTCAAGGGTAACCACACACCGAATGAACCATCTGCTGAGCCAGTCAGGATGGCGAATCTCGCTTCGTAGTCTGCAGCATTTCCACCGAGCAACCACTCCGAAGAGTATGAACCATCTGCTCCATTTGCCGTTTCAAATCTAGCTACACCATCTGATCCTAACTGGTAAGTTGAATTGGCAAACGCTGTAGCTGGAGACACTTTAAAGTCAGAATCGGAAATAGACCTATCGGTAATTCGGACTGCTGATCCACCGGCAAGTAGTAGCATTGCAATACCTGCCATGTTAAACTACTCCTGCACCCGTTACGATAGCTTCAGTTGTGCTGTTGTACCAAATCGTAGCCATACCTTTAGCTGATAGAGTTCTGTTTCCAGTAGAAG